AGACCTCAAAAGTCAATCGTCATCTGCGCCCGTCAGGGCTAAATGAACTTTTTTGTGTCCCCTCTCACCCTTTTTACAGGTTGTTAATCATCAAAGAAATACGGCGTCATAGTGCAATTGAAACCAACTGCACCTACGTCTAATGGGGTGTTTGAACCTAAATAAGATGCTGAATGAGATAGGAAATACGGGAAATTTTCAGGAAAACCTGCACCACCTGTGCGGTAATGAAGGTTCTTTCCCTTTCCAAACGTCATAGTATAATTGAAAAATAAATACGTTTCACTGGTTCCCAACGCTGGCGTGGAGCCCACAGCATTACCTGAGTATTCTGCGGTCATTATCTTTTTCCATTGTTTCTTTACAACAAATGCATCTGTATTGATAGGAGTATTAAAGTCCTGAACGGACCCGAGATACGCATTGGCTGGTTCTAAAATTGTATTGTAATTGGCGGCGAAAGCACCTGATGTAATTAACTCGCTGTTGTCTATATTACGCTGACGCATAATCAAACTACGTAGTAGAACACGGCAATTAAGAGCATTGCCTACTGGAAATTGAAGACGATAGTATCCTCTTATTACAATTTTCTTTAAAGTTATAGAATTTCCTACACGTTGATTTTCATCTGTTCCCTGCGGGATTGCATTCAATATTTGTAATGTATTAGTAGCGCGGTTGGCCGCCGTAATACCATCACGGACATCCGTAATGAAATAAGATAGGGGGGTCCCTACCTTTAACTCTCTTTGCTTATTGAGCACCGACAACACTCGCTTTGCAAACGGCATTTTAGGTTTTTTAGCACCTCTGCGAACACCCTTACGATTTCTACGAAAACCCTTAGGCATTTTATAATATAGGTTTAGAAAATAATTTCGGCTAAACAAAATAATTCCCTAAATAACTTAAAGTTAAAATATATGACTATATTATAAATGGCCGATCCTGATTTAGAGATATTAGAGACGGAAGAAGGGGGTAATACTATTAACCCTTCTTCCTCTCCCAAAAAACAATCCTTACAGCATCTCCATCACACTTTTACTTGGAACAATTACCCTATTGAAGCAATAGAGATATTGATTGCTTTATTTAATCATATTGGATATGACTACGTTTTTCAGGAAGAAAAAGGCGAGAGCGGAACGCCTCACTTACAGGGAGTGGTCTCCTTAAAAAAGCGAATGAGATGGACTGAATTTGGATTACCGAAGGATATACATTGGGAGTGTGTTAAACACGTGCCTCTTTGTTATGAATATTGTAGTAGAGCATCCAAACGCTTTGGAAAGTGTTGGTCTCTTAAATATCCCATTCCTTTAAAGTTGAAAATCTTGGACGAAGCAAACTTTAATGACTGGGAAAAAGATGTTGTAAATTTCATAAAAACAGAACCTGACGATAGAACTATTTACTGGTTATGGAGTGCGAAAGGGGGCATTGGAAAATCTACGTTTTGCAAATACCTTGCATACACCTTTAACGCAATTCTCTGCGGTAAAGGTCAGTATAGCGATATAATAAATATAATGTTTAAAGCCAATATGGATAAAACTAATCTTGTCGTATTTGATTTGCCCCGAAATAACGGAAATAAGATTTCCTATTCTGCATTAGAAGCCATTAAAAATGGCCTCATAGTTAATACTAAATACGAGACGGGCTCTAAACTTTTCAATTCGCCTCACATAATCGTCTTCTCTAATATGGCGCCTGAGACCGATAGTATGTCGCTGGATAGGTGGGTTATTAAATGTTTGGACTAATCAGGGCGTTCCATGTCGTACCCGTGCGGGTTCGACATTGAACTTATATATTAAATATTGGGTTTGTTTGTGAGAAGTTTTTCCTAAAATATCATCGTCATACAGCGCCCTTCGGTCGCATCCTCCGCTTTCCTTTTTCGGTCTCTCACAAAGAGTGAGAGAGACCTCAAAAGTCAATCGTCATCTGCGCCCGTCAGGGCTAAATGAACTTTTTTGTGTCCCCTCTCACCCTTTTTACAGGTTGTTAATCATCAAAGAAATACGGCGTCATAGTGCAATTGA